ATGGGTAAAGGTATAAAGAAAACGATTTCATTTGTGATGATAGTTAATATGCTGGCGACTGGGCTTGTGGGTTGCGGCGATGTCAGTGACAGTTCATCTGCGGCGGCAACAACTAAGGCTACTACTGTTTCCACGACCTCCGAAAGCGTGAGCAGCACCACCACGACAACAACGACTGCCACCACCACCGAGACGACCACCACAAAAAAGACCACCACCGAAAGCAAGTCCAAAACCACAACGACGACTAAAACGACCGAGGCTGAGACCACTCAGCAGACCAAACAGGTTGGCGGCAACAATGGATATATTGAGGACAACAATGACAACGGCGGTCATAATTATGATGACGACTATGTAGAACCTGCGCAGACGGAAGCTCCCAAAACCACCACTCAGCGCAAAACTGAGGCTGCGACTACCACGACTACTAAGGCTACTAAGAAAGAGACTACTACGACACAGGATAATACGGATTATTATGTGTCGGTTGGCGATATTTACTTTTCTGGTCCATTGGACATAAATCAGATATTTTTAGAGAATAATAAAGGTGATTATGTAATTACTAATGTTACAATGGTATCAAACTCTGATAATGCAAAAGTTGATATTACACGTCACGACAATTATGTTGAAGTTATTTGTTGGGAGTCAACTGACGTGACATTGAGCATAGAAGTAAAATCGAAAATTAATGGTAAGGTAAAGTATCTTACAACAAAAATCGTTGCCTAAATTTTTATGGCAATAGAGTAGGGGCGAACAGCGTTCGCCCGTTGGTTCTTATTTTTTTTATAACACGCTCATATACTTTCTAGATAAACGCTATGGAAATGCAACACATAATAAGATGTGTTGCATTATTGTACAACAAAACCATAGCGTTTTTGTGCGAATTGGCGGTGGAAAAGCTCTTTACATTAAGAGTGAAATGTGGTAAACTATTATTTGTATTATGATTTTAAAGCTTTAAGGCTTTTATCTGCGAAAGGAAGTTTATTATGCCAATTACCGATATATTGGAGCGTAACGCAAGAGAGTTCGGAAACGATGTTGCTCTGGTAGAGGTCAATCCTGAGATCAGAGAAACCAGACGTGTGACTTGGAAGGAATATGAGCTTATAGAGCCTAACCCTGTCTGTCATTATCGTCGTGAGATAACCTGGAGCGTTTTCAACGAAAAGGCAAACCGTTTTGCGAACCTGCTTTTATCCCGTGGGGTAAAAAAGGGTGACAAGGTGGGTATCCTGCTTATGAACTGTCTTGAATGGCTGCCTATTTATTTTGGCATCCTCAAGACGGGTGCGCTTGCAGTGCCGCTGAATTTCAGATACACTCCGGAGGAGATAAAATACTGTCTTGATCTGGCAGAGGTGGATATTCTTGTATTTGGCCCTGAATTTATCGGCAGAGTTGAGGAGATAGCTGATGAGATAAGCAAGAACAGACTTCTTTTCTATGTTGGCGAGAACTGTCCGTCATTTGCAGAGCATTATGACAGGCTCACTGCAAATTGTGCAAGCACTACTCCGTACATAGAGCTTACTGACGAGGACGATGCGGCTATCTACTTCTCGTCAGGCACAACAGGCTTTCCGAAGGCTATCCTGCACAATCACGAGAGCCTTATGCACGCCGCAAGAGTTGAGCAGAATCATCACGGTCAGACAAAGGAGGACGTTTTCCTTTGTATCCCTCCCCTTTATCATACAGGTGCGAAGATGCACTGGTTCGGAAGCCTTATCTCAGGGGGCAAGGCGGTGCTTCTCAAGGGCGTGAAGCCTGAATTTATACTTGATACTGTATCGAGGGAGAAGTGTACTATCGTATGGCTTCTTGTGCCTTGGGCGCAGGATATCCTTGACGCTATCGACAGCGGCGAGGTGACTCTTTCAAAGTATGAGCTTTCACAGTGGAGGCTTATGCACATAGGCGCACAGCCTGTTCCGCCGTCACTTATTGCACGCTGGAAAAAGGTTTTCCCTAACCACAAATATGACACTAACTATGGTCTTAGCGAATCTATAGGTCCGGGCTGTGTACACCTTGGTGTGGATAACATTGACAAGGTAGGCGCAATAGGCAAGGCAGGCTTTGGCTGGAAGGTCAAGATAGTTGATGATAAGGGCAACACTGTAAAGCGTGGTGAAGTGGGCGAGCTTTGTGTAAAAGGCCCCGGCGTTATGACCTGCTACTACAGAGATCCAAAGGCGACGGCTGAAACTCTCAAAGACGGCTGGCTTTTCACCGGTGACATGGCTCAGGAGGACGAGGACGGATTTATTTACCTTGTTGACCGCAAAAAGGACGTTATTATAAGTGGTGGAGAAAATCTTTACCCTGTACAGATAGAAGACTTTTTGAGAAGTCACGACGCTATCAGAGACGTGGCAGTAATTGGTCTGCCTGATCAGCGTTTGGGCGAGATAGCGGCGGCAATAATCGAACTAAAGCCAGACCACCCATGCACAG